TGTACTTTTGTTTATAACATTGTATCCTACAATATCGTTAATATTATTTGTATTTTTTATTCCATGTGCTTATATAGGTGCAGTATTGGCTCTTATACACGAAGTACATAAAGCATCAGGTTTTTCAGACCGATCAATGTTCATATATGATAATACATTTTTAGCACCAAATATGGGTATTTTTATAGTAGACTCTCCATTGGATATAGATTATGATATCGGAATACACTAAAAGTTTAAAAATATACGCCTACACTTTATTAGGTGGTCATGTTTTTATTCTTGCATATTTTTATCCAATGCTTGTAGCAAAAATATTATGTGTCCCTGCAATGTTTATCTTATTATATAAATGGGTAGAATTAGTATATTTAATGGAACAAGCAAACAGAGACAATTTAATAATGTTAATAAATGCTACAGAAAACGAAAGTACAAGAGAAATTTTATTAACAGAATTATGGTATGCTGATTTAAATAGCCTAGCAGGACAACCTTTAAACGATCTTAGGATTTAAAATTGAGATAAATATATATGTTATAATAACAGTTGGTTTTATAACACTTATATATAAGGAGAAAATAGATGAAAGAATTTAAAAATATGTTCTTTGGTATATTTTTTGTAATCTTCGCTCAAGGTTGTGCTACAGTTGGTACAGTAATCGACGGCGGGCAAGAACTTGCAACAAACACAATTGATACAGTAACAGGTACCGCTAGTGGTATCGTTGGATCTGTAGCAAGTGATGTTGGTAGTATTGTTCAAACTGGTGCAGAAGTTGGTGTTGGATTAGTCCAAACTGCGGCTGACACAGGTGCTGGATTAGTAAAAGTTGTTGCTGACGAAGTCAACAATCAAACTGATGCTTTACAAGACGACAAAGAAGAACCGAAGGAAGAACCAAAAAAGTAAAACGCTCATTCTTTAAACCCTTTGTTTTTATAAAAGACAAAGAAGTTAAAAAAGAAGACTTACCCTCTAAAGAGGATGAGCAGTATTCAGACGAGGAGATCCGAGAGTTTATACGACAGATAAAAATGTATCAAAAACTCATGGAGTACTGCTCTAAGAATCCTAAAGAGTGTGAATAATTACTTCTACAAAATTAAAACCCTCAAAGAAATTTGGGGGTTTTTCTTGACATATACACCATGGTAATGTATAATAATTTTTTATAAAATATAAATACAAAGTGCTCACAGAAACAGTTACAGAAATAACTCACTATTCAGATAGACTATTCAGTTTTAAAACCACACGCGACAAAACATTTAGATTTAAAAATGGCGAATTTGCAATGATAGGCCTAGATGTAAACACCAAAGTAAAAGGCAGTCCACTACCTAAAAAGATTATGAGAGCATACAGTATTGTTAGTACCAACTACGATGATCACTTAGAGTTTCTCAGTATTAAAGTACCCGATGGTCCATTAACAAGTAAGTTACAACACTTACAAGTTGGCGATGAAATAATTGTAAACCCTAAAGTAACAGGCAGTTTAGTATGTGATTATTTATACCCCAAACAAAACTTGGTAATGTTAGCAACAGGTACAGGCATAGCACCTTTTATGAGTATAGCACACGACCCAGACACATATACAAGATTTAAAAAAGTATATCTATTTCATACTGTGAGAAATGTAAACGAATTAACATACATAGAATCACTAAATAGTATTGAAGAAGATTTACCGTTTACATATATTCCTACAGTAACAAGAGAGGATTATGGTAGAACAGGTCGCTTTTGGCAATATATTGAAGAATATTTACCAGGAGGCTTCCTCAAAGAAAGAGACGGCATAATGGTATGCGGGTCTCCAGATATGAATAAAGAATGTCGCACTATGTTTAAAACACTAAATTGGTNAGAAGGCAANACAGGTGAAATGGGCGACTTTATGTTGGAAAGAGCATTCGTAGATAAATGAGTTCACAGAAAATTATTGATGCCTTGCAAAAGGGCGTGATTACTATTGTATTTGAAAAAATTGGCACAGGTGAAATTCGCACAATGCCATGTACACTAAACAACGACATATCAAAACAAACATTACAAATAAAAAAATATACTAGTCCAGATGCTGTAATATGCTGGGGACTAGATGTAGAAGCATGGCGTGATGTTAGAGTAGATACTATCATAGAATGGTACGAAGGATATCCCAAGTGAAATGGTTGTATGGTGGCTATGCTGTAATAGTTTCAATTTTATTACTTACAGCACTCAAGGTAGCAGATCCTACTCCACTGCAAAATATAAGAAATCAAACGTTTGATGCTTACCAACAACTAGACGAAATTAAACAAAGCAACGAAGTTGTAATTATAAACATAGGCGAAAAAAGCCTACAAGCATTAGGGCAGTATCCTTTTCCTAGAACTACTTATGCTCAACTCATATATGACATTAGACAAAAGAATCAAGGCATAGTAGGTTTTACTATAATGTTTCCTGAGGCAGACAGGTTTGCCGGAGACGAAGTATTTGCTTCATGGATAAAAGGCAACGGTATAGTTTTATCTCAGACTCCTAGTACTAAAGGAATAAAGACTACAGGACCGCACATTGGTACAGGTGTAATAGGTCCTACAAAAGCACAAGATTATCTCCTAACATGGCCAAACTTGGTAACAAACATATCTGAACTAGAANCAGAGGCACTAGGCATAGGAGTGAATGCGTCAGCACCACAGCCTGATTTTGTAACAAGAACATACCCATTAGCAATAGGTGTAGAAGGAAAAATATATCCCTCGTTTGCTATAGAGATGTTAAGAGTGCAAACAGGTAAACCAAGTTATATTATTAAAACAAGCGAAATAGGTATTAACGAATTTGCTGTACCGCCATTTGAACCTATAGTTACATTACCAAAAGGTGACGCATATATACGTTACAACAACACCTTTGAGGAAGTAGAATATACTGATATAAACAGTTTACCAAATATGGGCGGAAAGTTTGTTATAGTAGGAGTTACAGCAGAAGGTATTGCAAATCCTGTGCCTACTCCAAGAGGCAACCTCTATCCACAGCATATACAAGCACACATGCTACAAAACTTTATAGATGGTAGTAACATCACCCGTAACCAGTTATCGTCGCTTATAGAACTTCTGTGTGCGTTGTGTGGCATGATTTTAATAGCCTTAGCGGTGTATAAGTTACCTTTACTGTGGACAGCACCTATTTCACTGCTAATATTAGGCGGCGAAGCATACGGTAGTGTGTGGCTATATCAAAATAAATTAGTATTATTAGATGCTACATATCCTGTACTAAGTGGCTTTTTAGTGTTTACACAATCAGCATTTAATAACTTCTATAAACAATACAAATTGCGTCAACAAATCAAAGGGCAGTTTGGTACTTACATATCCCCAGACTATGTTGATATGTTAGTTAAAGACCCTAGTTTAATGAAATTAGGTGGCGAAAGAAAAGAAATGAGTTTTATGTTTGCTGACATAGTCGGCTTTACGCCCATATCAGAAAAGTATATGAAGGAAGATGATCCTGAAGGATTAGTAGAATTAATTAACGGCTTCTTAGATAAAATGACTAAGATAGTTTTAAAGAATGGTGGCACCATAGACAAGTTCATGGGCGACTGTATCATGGCGTTTTGGAATGCTCCATTACCTTGTGATAACCATGCTGAGATGGCAGTTAAAACAGCAATAGAAATTGAACTGCTTGGTGATGAATTAGAAAAAGAAATGGAAGAACGTGGCTTGCCAAGAGTGAAATTTGGTACTGGTGTAAACACAGGTACATGTATTGTTGGTAACATGGGTGCTGAAACTAGATTAGATTATAGTGTTGTAGGCGATGCTGTAAACTTGGGTGCTAGATTAGAAGCACAAACCAGAGCAGAAGACACACCAATTCTAGTTTCTGAATTTACTTACATGGAATGCCCGGACATAGCATTTGCTAAAATGGGAGAAGTTACAGTTAAAGGTAAAGAAGATCCTGTTAAAATTTACGCACCGTTGTTTGACGGCGAAACTAGAAAACTTTACAAGTAATTATTCGTCAGGTGACCAATGTTCCATTGATCGGAACACACTTCTAGAAATATCTAAATCTTTCTTCAATTCAACCAAGTATAAAAATTCGAAAGGCTTCTCGCCTACCTTTTCTAATGGATAATGGTATGCTGATATAATTTTATCAATTACTTTTATGTCTTTTGTAACACAATTAATAAGTCTATTACGCCATTCATTGTCATTAAATAAGTCAACTATAAAAGTATGTTCTTCTTTTAATGGATTGTAACTGTTCATAATACTCAATAACTCATAGTATATTGCTCTTATTGGATTTAAGTTTGCTCTGTAATTAGAAGTAATTAAAGGGTAACGCCATTGATCTTCTCTAGTACATTGATTGTGATAAAAGTGCATGTATTCTTCCATAAAAGATTCATATATACTTTCTTGACTTTTACGCAATCTACTAGCAAGTATTCTTCTGACTTTGTTTAATAATTTTAAATGATATTCAGATATATCGTCCTTGTAAGTGTTGTACATAACATCAACATTAATAGTACCGTCAATAAACTCGTTGGGAATTTCGTTTGACTTTGCAAACTTTATGAGAAACGTTTCTAAACGTATTTTTTTAAAATCTATTATGTCTGACATTTATGTAAATCTAAAATTGTATTAAGTTTGTCGTTACCTTTATTATAATTTAAAGTAACTCTGGCACCCTCGTGCAATGGCTTCGGCCATGTGCCGATGTCCACCCAAGCATAACCACAACTTTCACCATTTAGATTTGGCATAAATTCATGTTCAATGACTGCAACAAAACTATAATACATAAAATTTTTATCCTTACTTTGATATACATCAATTGGATTCAATTTGTTTATGTCTGGCACAAATCCTAACTCCTCATCTAGTTCTCTGGTTAATGCTTCATACGGAGATTCTCCGGCTTCAACAAGTCCTCCCCAAAATCCCCAAGTGTGTTTGTGTCGTTTGTCGCTGTTTCTGAATTGTAAAAGTACACGTTCGGTATCTAGTGCAAGGAAAATTGTTCCTACACCAACTATACCGCTAAATGGTTCTACAGGACTAGAGTCCAATACCCTGGATTGTATTCCCCTTCGTAGATGCTCAGCCATGTGTTACCATTCCATTTATATACTTTACTTGTATTTAAGTTCTTTGTAATTGCTGTACTATTAGAGTTGGCACTTGCATCATAGGAAACACTCCACTTAGTTCCATCAAACTCTATTACATCATTTGCAGACGCATTTATGTTCCATTCAGGATATCCTGAACTTGATAAGTCTTCTGTTATTAAGTATCGTTGCCCTATTGATAAGTTGTCTAATGTTCCGTCTCCTGGAACATTCTTTTGTGGATCAATTATTTTATTAATATTACCTATAGTAGATGCAGGTAATGTGTCGGTATCAAGATTAAAAATTAATTGAGTATCATCACTTGGATTTTTAGCAATAGTTCCTGCTAAGTCCTGTGAGTCATCATCCATATCATTTGTATTTTTTAACTTGATTAAACTGGTATTGTCTTTTAATTCTTTGTCATACATTTCTAATAAAGGCGTCCAACTTTGCTTATTAACACCTGCGGAATCAAAAAGTGTTACAGCACTATTAAGTACACTAACTTTATAATTACCCGGTGATACAATTAATCTAGACTGTATGTCAAAACTTCTAAAAAAGTCTTGAATATCTTCGTCGTAACCTATTTCGCTTAATGCATTACCGCCAAAGTCAGTGATAATATTACTGTGAATTTCGTGTATAATGCTTTGTCTTTTGACTTTAGCAGGTGGATTAATCCATATAGGTAGTTGAAAAGTCAATGTGGATACATCTATTTGCTCATCAACACCTGCTGGAATACTTCTATTAGTAAATTGTATGTCTGTTAATTCAACTTCAACAATTTGAGTCCAATCAAATGGATTAGAATTTTGTTGTAATTGTATTGTTGGATTAAACAGTACTAAAATTTGTTCCATAAGTTGTAATTTAGTATCAGTATTAGGTGTCCATATATCAACTTGCATAGTTAGATTATACGGAACCGGCATATATCTGTTTATTGTATATTGGTTGCCTTGCGTAGAATCATAACTTTGTGTATCTTCGTTAAACTTTCTTTCCGTAATACTTTTAGTATCTGTAAAGAATGGATCTTGTGTTCTATCTCTAGCAATCTGCAAACTTTGAATACTAACACCTATAAAAGGTGTACTATTAATTACATTTTCTGAATTTTGTCGTAATATATGAGAAACCATTCTACTTGGATCTGCATATCTAATTGGCACGGTGTTATATCTTACATCATCACCGTCTCTGCTACCTTCTTTAACTTTGAATGCATGAAATATTCTAATAAATTGTAGAATATATCTTCTAACTTGTTCATCATACCAGTACTGCATAATTAATTATCCGTCTTAGGTTTAACAACTTTACTTAGGTTAACCTTTTCACTTGTTACAGCACCATCAGTGTTTGTTGTCTGTGTACTGTTATTTATAAAGCCATCAAGTATTCTGTTTGCACTTGAGAATACTCGTTTACTATCATCTGCAACTTTGACCCAACGAGTACCTTGTTTCTTAAAAATTCTACTTGGATTAAAGTCAGTTCGTAAAAAATAATCTCCGTCTACTGCTGATAATGGAAAAGTTATACCACTTCCTAATAATTGAGCACCGTTTGGTGCACCTTCTATTGTGCCAATAAACGGTTTGCCTTTGGCATTTTCGTCTACATATAAATGAGCACCATCGGCATAATACGGATCATTTGGAACATTATTTTCTGCTTGTTGTACAATAGCATCTGAAATATCAATTTCATCTTTATATGTACTGATAATATTTCGTAAATCGTCTTCTTCGTCGCCATAGCCAATAATATCTCTGTATTCTTGACTGTCGCTTATTTGTCCTAGTTTACATCTCCACATATGAGGCCACCAATTTGGATCAAATCCTTCTGAAGGCCTACTTGCGTCTGTAATAACATAAAATCTGTTTATGGCATCTTTGCGATCATCGAGTAATAAATCATCTCTTAAATGAGGTAATTCTATTACATCGCCTGCCATTAGTTTTCTACCTATTGTTGATACCATAGTATCTATATGAAAGTTTATAAACAAGGTATCGTTCTGCAAAAACATACCAAATTGTGTTAAGTCAAAATCAGAATCACTAACATTGTATGTTCCTCGCAGTTCATATATGTCGTCACTATACTTTCTGTCTCTATTTTCTAAAAATAGCACATCTTGTATAAATGTTTCGCTTGTTTTTTCATTACCGTCTGAACTATAATTGTTACTTTCTTGCGGTTGTGTAAAATCTTTGGTATCACCCTGATCATGTACACCTAAATATTTGTGTACATTAACGCCTGTGCCACCAACATAAATATTTTCCGCCACAATTCCGTCGACAAACTTATAATCGTTCTTTTTAACTGGGTTCCATAAACTTATTTTAGGCATAACACTATTTATCAGATTGACAACGGATAAGAATTTTGCTATTATGTATTCATGGATATTGGGTATTATGTAATTTTTGGTATATGTATAGTCGGTGTAGGGTATTCTTCTTACAACATTGGATTTAAAGAAGGCTCTAGATTTGGTGCTGGACTTATGTGGGATAAACTTTGGTCAATGGGCAAGCCTAAGAAAGGTGATCCTAATTCTAGGACTGTAGACCTACATAAAGATTCTATTTGACCCGGTTTTTGCCAGAAAAATTATATATAGTTTTTAAAATGAGTAATTATTGATATGGCTAGAAAGAAAATTAGATCAGTTTACATTACAAAGGAACCTGTATGGAAGGAATTAAAACTTCTTACGGACCCTGCTGAACAAGAAACAGCATTTCGCAGTTGTGAATACTTCGTGCGTACAGAAATTAACAAAACAAAATCAATGCCTATTGTTAAAGAGTGGATTAAAAAACATTCAGGATGGGGCAAAGAAGAAATAAAAATTATTCTTGCTAATCCTGACTGGGCATTTAGTTCTTATTCTACTTCTATATACATACATCACAAGTTAGGGTATATGCCAGAGAAGATTAGAGAGCATTATGAGAAAAGAAAACATGAATGGATAACACGTGGCAAAAAATGTCTTGCAGAAAAGAAAGATAAAATTGAAGAGAAGAAAGCAAAGCCTGTAATAAGCATTCAAGATAGAATGAAAGAACAAGTTACTGCTTTATGTGGTGATTTTGAATACTTCCTAGACCAACTGGTCGACGGTGAAAAAACAATTAAAGATTTTGATCCTTACAAAGACATGTTAAAGTATACACCTGAAATAAAGGGACCACATGCAAAAATAATTAAGGAAGGTTTTGAAGCACAATATCAAGAAGCACTCGAAGTTATAGAATGGAAGGACGAAGACCTTAAAGAGGCGTACGGACACTTTGATGTAAAAATGCGTAAGGCGTTCTTACAAGTGTTTGAAAAGATTAATACTGCTTGTGATACTATTATTGCCACAAAAGCGACTACACGCAAGGCTCGTAAGCCTAAAGCACGGTCTAAAGAGGTTATCATAAAGAAATTAAAGTTTGCAATTAACTGTCCAGAACTTGGACTAGCAAGTTTACCTGCTACAGATATTGTTTATGCAAACGAAGTTTGGGTATATAATATTAAAACTAGAAAGATAGGTGTATATAAAGCACAAAATGTTGATCCTAGAAATATGCAAAGACCCGGTACAGGAATAATGGTTAAAGGAACAACACTACAAGACTTCTGTGAAAAATCAAGTACACAAAAAACACTTAGAAAACCAGCAGAAATGATCAAGAATTTTGACAGTGGTAAAATGAAATGTAAAAAATCCTATGAGGAACTTACAACAACGCCCACAAAGATGAACGGTAGATTCAACGAGCATACAATAATACTTAGAACTTTTTGATAAATAGTTGTATGAGTGCAACAGAGACCCCTAGAGATAAACTAATAACAGAGATTAAATTGCGTCTAGGTGACGGAATGATTGATGTTGAATTAGATCCAGAACACTATAATCTAGCAATAGACAGAGCAATACAAACTTTGAGAAGTAGAAGTGATTCCGCTGTTGAAGAAAGTTATGCTTTTTTGCAAACAGAACCAGATGTACAAGAATATACATTGCCAGGCGAAATTCTTAATATAAGAAGAGTATATCGTAGAGGTGTAGGTGGCGGTAATATAGGTACAGGTACAAACTTTGATCCGTTTGACGTTGCATTTCAAAACACTTATCTTATAAATGCTGGTGTTGTTGGCGGACTTGCTAATTATGACGCATTTACTCAATACAAAGAAACACTTAATAGAATATTTGGTGGTGATTATGACTTTACGTTTAACACAAATACCAAAGTATTAAAAATATTAAGAAAAATTTCTGTAACAGAAGATATAATGATTCAAGTTTCCAATTTAGTTCCAGAACATAACTTGTTAGAAAACGAATATTCCAGACCTTGGATGGCAGACTGGGCATTAGCAGAAGCAAAAATGATGCTCGGAGAAGCAAGAAGTAAGTATGCTTCAGGCTTACCAGGACCACAGGGTTCAGTACAGTTAAATGGCGATGCTCTAAAGCAAGAGGCCATATCTGAAAAGGAAAGATTGCTACTATCAATAATTAATATGGAAGAAGGCAATAAGAATTATGGTTTTGTTATAGGATAAATGAACACAATAGGATTACTAGGAAATATAGGCTCGGGAAAAAACACCGTAGCACAATATTTGGCAACTAAAGGATGTATTCCGACTTCTTTTGCAGGACCTCTTAAAGACTTATGTGCTAACGTATTTGGTTGGCATAGAGATTTACTAGAGGGCGAAACTGACGAAAGCAGAGCATTCAGAGAAACAGTTGATATTTTCTGGAGCAAAAAACTAAACATACCTAACTTCACACCAAGACTAGCATTGCAGTTAGTTGGCACAGATGTTATGCGTAATCATTTCGATCAAAACATTTGGATAAGCAGTTTAGAATATAGAGTAAGAAAACTACATAGTCAAAATGAATGTGTGGTTATCAGTGATTGCAGATTTCAAAATGAAGTAAATTTAATTAGAGCAATCAAAGGTACTGTCATACTGGTAGAAAGAGACGAAAAACCAGAATGGTATGCTATTGCTCTTAAGGCTAACCAAGGCGATGCAGTTGCAAAACACATAATGACAAGAGATTTCAAACATATCCATACAAGTGAATGGGATTGGATAGGTTGCGAAATTGATTTTGTAGTAAAAAATGATAGTACAAAAGAAGATTTATTTGCTCAAATAGATGATGTACTAGAAAAACTTCCACAAAAACCTGAAATATTCATGGAAAACAACATAGAAATAATTTAAGACCTTATTTATCTCTTTTTGTTATTTTGGCCGAATTGCTACTTTTATAATACCCTAATTATTGCATTTTTTAATAAATACATGTAACCAATTAAGGTATAATAGGAGAAAAATATGGCAACATTAGTATCACCTGGTGTAGACATTTCAGTATCGGACGAATCGTTTTATTCGCCCGGAGGTCCTGGAACAGTACCTTTGATTGTGATCGCAACAGCAAAGAATAAATCCAACCCAGATGGTTCAGGTCTAGCACCTTACTCCAAATCTGCAACGGATAACCAACTTTACTTAATCACAAGTCAGAGAGAATTGTTACAGCAATACGGAAATCCAAAATTCTACAGCACAGGCGGAACTCCACAACATGGTTACGAATTAAACGAGTACGGTTTATTAGCCGCACACAGTTTCCTAGGGTTGGCTTCAAGAGCATACGTTCTTAGAGCAAACGTAGACCTAGACGAATTGCAACCATTAACAAACGCACCATCGGCCGATCCAGCAGATGCTACCATTTGGGTAGATTCAAGTGCAACAAAGTGGGGTATCTTTGAATATAACACATCTACAGCCAAGTATGCTGAAGTCACAGACGTCAAAATATTTGCTAAAGATGAAATCACTAGTGGTGGGTTACCAAAACCATCAGTAGGAAAAAATGGAGATGTCGGTGTCTTAGGAATAGACGCAAACGGTAAAGCAACAGCAGAAATTGTTTACTATAAAAAAGCATCATCAGTATGGACAGAATTCACAGACGCTTCTGCATTTGAGGGAACAACAGGCGTAGATTGCCAGTTCTCAACACATTTAAATAGACCAACAGCACAGAAGGACAGTGGTGCACTTGCAAACAGTGACTTACTTGTTCAAACAACATCTGCGGCAAGTGGTCTAAAATACGGACTTAAAGTATACAACTCATCAACAGCATCATTTGTAAGCACAACAGCAGAAGGATATTTGAACTCTGCAGAGGCTTATGCAAGTACAAGTATTGGAGCCACACCTAGTGCAGGCACATTCTTTGTAGAATATGATTCAGGTAACAAAGTTGATGCAGACGTACATGGTAGATTTGCATTAAGAAGACATAATGGTCAATCAAGTTTAGTAGTACAAAGTTCAGCCGCAATTACAGATACAGCAGTCAGTCAACAAACTGGCGGTTCAGACTACGGTATAAGATTAAATATTAATAACAGTTCAACTAATATTGACGTTAAATTTAATACTGATACAAGTGGTGACGGTAATTG